CTTCTTTTTTTGTACCTTTCTTAGGTCCATAAAGCTTATCTAATTTTTTCTGTAAAGCAGCGTTATCTTCTTTCTGTGCATAATAGCCTTTACCGGTTGCTAGTCTTCTAGCTGCTCTATCGATACCTACGACTCTCTTTACAGCTTTGCGCTCTGGACCGCTTTTATACTTCTGATCTGGATGTGTACCGCCAATACGATCAATTGCATCAGCTTTACCTTGCCTTTGACCTAAATGATAAGTATCTCTTGAGGCTTTACTTATGTAATTTGCCGCAGTTCTCTTTGATATTTCTTTTACTTGAGTACTATCTTTGATGTCTTTAGTTAATGTTTTGACTTGGCTACTGTGAGTAGCAACAGCTTTCTTTAATCCTTTGATTACACCTTTAACTGTCTTAACATCTTTTTTGTCAAGCGCTTCACCTACTGACTCTTTTTTCTTCTTTTTACCCTTACCACTAAGATCAGAATCAGCACCGTAATAAGTACCTTTACCTTTTCCTATGTAAGAGTTAACTCGAGCCATTCCCCACTGCTGTGGTGTTGTCCCTGGTCTATGACCAGTTCTCCAAGCTGCCATGCCTCTGTTGTATACCTTTTTTAACGTGCCGTAAGATATACCAGACTTAGCTGCTTTTTTCTTTAAGCCTTCATTCTCTAATAAATCGTCAAAAGCTTTTTCATAAGTTGAAAATTTAAGCATTTGCTGTACTCCTGTTTTTAATCTTTCTTACTTTAGCGCGGTCCAACATTCGAGCATGTTTTATTTTATCGACCATCTTTTCGCGTTCTATTTTTTTCTTTGCTAATTCTACTGCGTCTTCACCGTACATTCTTCTATACTTTAAAGTATGTACACTTGGCTTTGTTTTAGCATTTTTATCGCCTGGGGCTTTCTTATAAGCCGCAGGATTATCATCGTCGTATTTACCATACTTCTTAAAATGCGCAAGTCTCTTTTGTTTAGTTGACTTGCCTAGTCCTTTGTAATATACTGAAGGCTGACTCCCCTTTGCCTTTTTAACATCTTTGTCTTGCGCAACTTCTTTTTTTCTTTCTTTTTCTACGAGCTCGATAGAATCAAGCCACTTCCTGTAGAACTTGCCGTCTTGTTCAATGATAACATAATTAGATCCAAGATTGGTAACACGAGCGAGTTGGTCACTGCCCATGACAGTAACACTATCACCAATATTAAAAAGATTTCCCTTGACATATTCCTCTCGTTTCTCTGAAACTGGAGCAAGATTCAACGTGTTATAATATTGATTTACTTCTTTAAGTCCCATTCCTTTTCTCACTTGATTATAAACCCTTTTAGCTTCTGCGTTTGAAACGTTTCTTGGCAATCCTTGAGTAAACTGAGAGAAGTTTCCTTCTGCTGCAACTTTTCTCATCTTTGACGCTGACATACCTGTGACATCATCAGCGTCTGGATCCCTGTCTCCAGCCGATATGGTGTTAATTCTATTGAAGTTATATAATCCGTGTCTTCCTTTAACACCATTATACTTATTGAGTAAAGTATTAAACTCAGTGACTCGGTCAGAACCGACGACCATGGTTAAATTCTTATACCCTTCGTTAAATAATCTAGTAGCGACATCAAATACATTTTTAATTTTTTTATCAAGCATTACTTGTCTTGCATGCTTTGGAAAGAACTTCCTTACCATCTTTACTTTTTCTTGATAAGGTAGTGGATTCTTTTTCTTATCTTGACTTTGAGATAAAAATACTTTGTACGAATTCTTTCCAGACTTCTTTGCTAATTCATTCATTAATTTTTCATGACCAGTCGTAGGAGGATTCATTCGACCAAACGTAAAAAATACGGTCTTCTCTTCTTCTACTAGGTACTGTTTAAAAGAACTTATCATTAACCTTTTTTCCTTTGTACCTCTTTTTTACGAACATCTTTGAATATTCTCTTCGCTATTCTTTTAATTCTTGCTTTAAGGGCTGGCTTGTCCAGTCTTTTTTCTATTTCTTGTTTTCTAGCAAATGTAAGTTCACTCTTTGGAATACCACGAGTTAACTTCTTCGCTATTTGGCCTCTTGCCTGTCTCATTGCTCTCTTTTCTAGAGTCTTTTTATTTGCCATCTTCCTCATGGCACGTCGTTTTCCGATTTTTATTCTTGACTTCATACGCTTCATGAGTCGAGAACGTTTCATTCTTTGTTGTAACGTTAAAGCTTCTTCAACATTTTCTTCATAGATCTTGTCCATTTCTTTTTTAACTTTAGGATCTTTTAAGAGATCTTTTGAAATCTTTTGAATAGCCGTCTTCTTATCAATTTGAGATTTCATATTAAATCTCTTATCTCTTATTATCTTTATTGCGGCTTTGACTTGATCTGCTGCAGATAAATTCTTTACTGCTTCGTCAACTGATTCTTTTTTATTCTTTTCAGCTTCTTTTGCTTTTCTCTTTGCAATATTAGATGGGTGTAATGGATGTTTTAAACCGTATGGAGATTTTGGGTATGGATCTCTTTTCTTTGGTCTACCTCTTAGATCCATAGGATCAACCATTTCTTTATGAATATCCATTCTAGTTCCAGATTGAGTCTTAACGTAATTCTTTACTTTATAACCATGCTTCTTTGCAAAGTCTTGTCCATCTTTCTCTTTGTGGTAACTCTTCATGTGTAAGTGTAAATGTTTATCACCCGACTTTTTAATCATACTTGGAATTTTCTTGACACTCATACTTCCGTTTGAATGTGTTTGAGCGTCGCGATGTGCATCATCATGATTGATAGCTTCTTTCGGATACATTTTAAATACTTTAGCACGAGCTTTATCTAAATACTTTTTCTTATTCATCATGTAGTCTCTTGGATTTTTTGCAAGAGTCTTAGCGTGTTTGACAATATCCATAGTACTCTTTGGTTTAAGAACTGTGCTTTCTTTCTTTATAACTTCCTTATCGGTCTTAACCATTCTAATTCCAACTTTACCGTCTGGCTTTAGATATTTTTCTGGTTTTTTATCAGCACTTTGTACAGCATCTTTCATCTGACTAATGGCTTTCTTACGCATAAATTTACTTACGCCTTTTTTGCCTTTTGCGGGTACTTTTAGATTTGGAAGATTTTTGTCTTTTTTCATCGACAGTTCGTTCATCAAGTCGAAAAAAGATTTTAATTGGGCCATCAGTTCCTCCCTGGTTTATCCCATCCTTTTAATATATCTGGTGAAAAGTTTGCGTATGAGAACTCCATACGATCTACAATTTTCACGGCATCACCACCAAGTTTGTCAATAGCTACATAACCTTCTTGTCCAGTTGTTTGATAACCATTTCTAGTTTTTAAAAAGGTTTGTGTACTATTTAACTTATTAAGTATATTTATAAGTTTTAATTTCGCTAGAACAATAGATTTTTGTAAATCAAACATCATTTGTAAACTAATTTTATTTTGTGGTGAAAAGAATTTTAATATTTCGTCTAATTTTTTTTGTTGAGCTGACTTTCCTTTTTCAGTTTTTCTTTTATCTATTTCTTTCTGAAACTTTTGCTTAATATGCGATATCAATTTCGTAACGTGGGCTTTGGTATTACCAATGACTTGGCCTTTTCGTACAAACGTATTATTAAACGTTTCAATAAGTTGAGCAAGATCTTGATTAGCTTCGAGAGTACGTAAGGTACTACCAGAAATTTTATTAAAAATCCTGCCAGCATTGCTAAGATTTGCATTGACCTCCTCCGTATCTTTTTTAGTCATAGTAAATTGTGTCATGTCTCTCAGCATCGCGTCTTGCGACCAGACATTTTTACTATCTCTAAACTTACTAGTGTTGACACCGTATGACGCTTTCATGTTTTCAAATTTACTTCCTGTATACGTAGTGTGCCACACTATACCGATCTTTGCAGCTCTTACTTTCTTTGCTGCCTGAGTTCCAGCTGGTATGGCGTATACAATAGTGTTAGGATGAAAGGTAACATAAGGTTTACCTTTAATTTTTTTTGTCTTAACATCACTCGTATCAAATAAAAAGTCGCCTTGTACTACACCTTTGATTCCAAGATCGGGTAGATACTTTAATGCAGCTTTTAATTTAGCATTAAGATCACCACTAGTATCGTCGTCAATGTCAGAATTAGTTTTATAAACCTTTGGCGATACGTTGAATATCCCTTTCTTAGCAACAAAAAATTTACCGTCACGAGGATCAGTACCAGCGAAAATAGCTGGGGCTCCGTCCCACTTGACACTGACGTTTCCATCTTTAACTCCTCCAAGCATGTCTCTTAATGATCGTAGCGCTAGTATTGCTTGCCTTGTCCCGTCAACACCGCCATAAAGGACCTTGTCCTCGATATGAGTCATATGAGTATTTTTTTGTTCTGATATAAATTCTTTAAAATTCATTTTACACATCCTTAAGGAATGATTTAAATTTTTGAGTTAAAAAGGCTGTAACTGACGGCTGTGATGTCCAAGTTCCTGACCCTTTGTATCTCATTGCAATATCTATTGCCGGCATCTTTCCGATCGATAGTTGCATTCCTAAAACTGCTGCGCCACCTGTAAAAGATTGCCTATCTACTTTTATCTTTGGTTTTTCTTTCTTAAGAAGCTCTGCAACTTTTATCGAAACTGTATCAACTGGTATGACATCAGCCTTTTCAATTACAGGTCCGCTCTTTAAGTATCTGCCAACGCCTGTTATTAGAACAAAGTTAAAATTAAAGTTTGTTAATTCTTTTAAATCTGTTTTTAGAACTAGTTGCATTATTTTTTGTGCAATAGTATCTTGTTCTTTCTCAAACATGTCGCCTATTCTGCTAAATATACTATCACGACCTTTTAACTGATCATTAAAAAATTTATTAGGTAATCCAGAAACAAGTTGCTTCCATGTTGGACGTCTTGAATTACGATCAGCGTTTGCTTTTCTCTGCGACCCAGAAGGAACTAGTGCTTGAGCCTCAGCATTTTTAATTACTTTGTTGATCATAAAATCTTGTAGTGTACTGTTATATCTGTTTACAATTTCTTGCGACGTAAATAAGTTTGAAACAGATTTATTAAGTAATGTTGGATCAGCTGACGTAGCTCTATCTTTCTTTTTCAAAGAAACACCGTAGAACTGCGAACCTTTTTTGATTACAATATCAGAAGAATTAAAGTCTTTCATTCCATAAGCGTTTCTCTTAAATTTTTCTATGTCTTTATTCCACACTCTACCTGTAACATATGCTTTTTGGCCAATGCCTCCACAATATTTTTGGAAACCTACGGCTGCTGAGAAAGCTTGACAAAAGTTAGAATAGTCTCCATCAATTGCATCAAATTCTTTTTTATCATAATCTTTAACTATCTTTGGAATATTTTTTTTAACCTGATCTACTAATGCATCGAGTTCGACTATATCACTTGGAATAGTACGAGGTAAAGTCATGCATGAAAGACCTGCTGTTAATAGTTCGTTAGGATCTGTTTTACCGCGTTTACCGTTTGGTTTTGTTTGTACAACTATGTCTTTATCAAATTCTTTTACTCTAAATTTAAAATCTTTTGTAGCTCTGTTTGACGTAACTTCTATAAAATCATATTCGCTTTTAGTCGATAAAATTTTATTTGCTGCTTGAACGTATTGACGCCTCTTATTATCTGGTAATGTTTGAGTAAGAGTAATTGACTTTCCAGTTTCTTTTTTTACACTAGTGTCTTCAATATCAAAGCCTGAAGCAGCAGATGCAATATCTTTTGCTGCTTTGATAGCAGTTTCGTTTTCCATCAGATATCTCCTAAACCTTAACATACTTCTATTTATAATAGTTTAGTGTTTAAAAAAGCGCCCTTATGGACGCTTATGTATGTTTTCACAGATATGTTCTATCTCTGGAAAGACGCCTATTCTACAATTACCTACATAGTATTCAATAGGAAAACCAATGAATGCTATAAGAAATATTATTATAAAAATAATAGAGACTGCGCGTTTCTTAAGAAACGACCAAATTTTATTAACGACCACGTTTTTTAAACGTCATACTTTTATTAAATCTTTTCTTATGAGAAGATTTTTTTCTTCTGTCGTGCTCGCGGTTACGAGGATCGTACATCTCGTAACCGAAGATTCCATTTTCTTTTGCCCACGCGGCAATCATTTCTGGTTTGTGTTTGCTTGAACTCATTTTTTAAACCTCACTGTGTAAGTTCTTCCTTCATAATTAAAAGTAATAGTTGAATGAGAGTAAATAGTTTCCATTGACTCTTTATATCTTGTCATCTTATTGCAAACAAGTTTAGTGCCATCATTGGCTGTACTATTTTGATGACCAAGTAATCCACCGATAATTGCACCTGCAGTGCCACCATCAGGTAAATCTTTAGTTATGTTGTTGCCAATAATGCCACCAATGATAGCACCCATAACAGCATCGCCAGTTTTATCACCTGAAACTTTTCTTTCAGAACAAACCTCAACAATTTGTGGTGTTCTTTTAATTACAGTTTTAGTATGATCTTGGACATCGACGTTATAAGGCTGAGTTGCTCGAGCCTCTTTAACAAGATTCATTAATGCTAGGAAGAACGCAAACGCAACCATTCCATAGAATACAAAGTCTTTAGTTCTTTCACTCATTTCTTTAACTTCCACAATATATATTCTTCACCATTCGCTTTCATGGTGATTGCTGGTACGCCTGAAGGCTTTGTCTTACCGACGTATTCCCATTTATAGCCATCTTTCATTTGAGAGTTGGCTGTCTCTCTAAATTCTTGAGTGTCTATGCTAAACATACCAAGAACTAATGCTACTATTCCCATGTCTTGTCTCCTTCCACTTTACAAATTGGGGTTATTGATGTACCGTCAATATAGTCTTTACCGGTGTAAGTTCTCGTAACGACTTCTTTTACAAGCATGCCGTTACGTTTTCTATACGTAGTGAGCTCTCTAGACAGGACATTGTCACTGTCTAGGAGATCAAACGCTTGTTTAAGCGGACCGTCAACCATTACGCATCCGCCATTTCAAGAGCTGTCTTAAGAGCATCTCTTTTTCTGGCTTGATCGCCAGCAAACCATGAAGAGTACATTCTGTTATCAGCATTTGCACCTTTCAAGTGGTCTGTTACAAAAGTAACTGAGTTAAAAGC